ATCTTTTAGTTTAATCATTACATTATATTCTTATTAAACCATTGTTTTAATTTTGTAGTTACTTCATACATTTCATCATCATTAAGTTTTTTTATTACTTTTCTCATATGATTTAATACACTCTTATATGTCTTATCAACTTTACCTTTATTTACTTTCATTTCTGAAAGTTTTTCTTCAACCTTAAAAGGTGGCATAGTTTTATCAGTATAAACTTTACCAAGTTCTATACCTTCTTTCTTTAATAAATCCATCATTTTAATAATTTTACCCATTATCTTCTATCTATCCCTATATACTTGGCTTTATTTTTATTTAAAAACTTTTCTAATTTATCTTTACCATCAAATCCAACATCATTTCTATTACTAACTAAACGAAACATATTAGGTTTATTAGAATAAAGTTTGAATTGTTGATTCTTTATTTGAACTATAATTCTATCTCTATCATTAAATGTTGGTATTGATGATACTTCACCATCCGGCATATATAAATACTTACCTTTAAATTTAAATTTTCCTTCTGATAGTAAGTCTTTTAGTTTAATCATTATTTTCTCTTCTTTTTCCTTGCTATTTGAGCAGGTGTTCTTCCATTTGCTTCTAACATTTTATTCTTTTTTCTTCTTTCTTGTTTTCTTAATTTTGCTGCTTTATTTGGCATTATCTAGGTCTCTCCTCTATTTGTAATGATGATAATCTACTACGATGAGCTGTAGCCACAATGTTGTGTTTGAAATTTGGATGTCCTCCGAATAATTTTGGTTCTGTTGTTCCATTGATTTCCCAATAAAAATCATTCCAATCCACAATATCACCAGCCTCTGGATAAAAATTTAATGAACCACTTGATAGATTTTCTCTTTGGAAGAACATCGTAATATTACCATTTAAATCTGCACCAAAATCATCTTGAATAATTTCAGGTTCTGCATATTCAATTAGACAATTAACTCTAAATCCTATATCATAATATTTAGCAGTTGATTCACCATAAACATTGTCTTCTGTTCTTTCAACATTTACTTTATAAATGTCAACAGATTGTCCGACAATCTCGTCAATTAATTCTTCATTCATTTGATTGATTAAATCAAACTCTTTTTGTGGTATAAAAAATGGTTTTGTTTGACTCATTGTATTATCCTATGTATATTTTTAATGGTGCTTTATTTAATACCTGTTGTTGTGCATCAGCTTGTTCTTGTTCTTGTCTAGACCTTTCTGACAATGAAACAGCTTCTAAAAAATTATTTAATTCTTCTAATAATAATGATTTTTCTTCTCGACCCTCTGCCTTTAATCCTTCACCATCAAGTGATACCTCACCATTCGGAAGTGGCATTGAAGCATATTTACTTCTTATAATACCAAGTAGTTCTTTTGCTAATGCAAGTGCATATTTTCTAATCCAATTTCTTCCAGCAGCATTTATTTCTTGATATGTAATAAATTTGTAAGGTATGTTAGATGGATCTGATACTTTTGAATTTGTATATGTTCTCGTAACACCTTGTTTATCTTTTTTTACATAATAATGAAAATATATTTTATCACCACTATCTGTTGAATCAGGTTTTGGAAAAATTCTCATTTCATTATTAATAATTTCAAATGAATATGCAGATTTTCTAATTAAATCATTTGTTTCAATAGCTCCTGCTCTAGCTAAATCATATGATATTGGTCTTAATATATAAGATACTGCTGGTGATACATTACCGAATCCAAATGAATCCAATAATTCAATATTGTCATAAGTTCCAGCAAATGGGTCGTAAAATTTAGAGATAGCTGCAGGTTGTTGATTAAATACTTTTTGTATTTCCAATCTACTACCAGTATGAGCATCACGAAGATTTGATTCAGTTTCTAAATTATAAGTTTGTTTTGAACCTGTTAAAGTTATTGAACCAGTGTACATATTAATACCACCACCAACATTAACAGCCTCACCATATTGTTCTGATAATAAGAATGTTGTTCCCATATGTGGAGCTTCTGGTTCGTGAGAACCCATATCACCTAATGAAGAACCACTTTCTCTATTGGTTGAACCATAGTGTTCCCACATCCAATTTTTTGTATTATAATGATTGATTTGTTGTGAATATTCTGATACCGCTTCTTCAAAACAAGCGTATATAGAACCACTTCCAAACTCTAACTGCATAACAGGATGTCCAAGTTTTTGTGCAACATATTTAGTTACAGTTAAACTATCATTTTGAAATTCAGTATCGGTATCATAAATTCCATGTGGTGTTGAACCAGTTACTTGTAATGCTAGTGTTGGATCTTCATATAAAAAATTAAATTTTGACATTTATTTCTCCAAAATAGGTATTATTCTTCATATATAAATATCAAGTAAAACAAAAAAGGGTGAGATATTTAGACAAACATATAATTAGTATCAAAAAATAAAGATATTGTAAATCTATATTTTGGACCTATATGTGACTGAGGTTTAACTGAATGTGGAATTTCACCATCAAACCAAGCTATTCTTCCTGGCACATATGGATTTGACAATATTGTTTCATTTAAATCATCTGAATAAAATTCGGTTTCACCATACCACTCTTTTTTCCAATCTAAATTTACATAATACAATAATACCTCTTTATTAGAATGTGTATGTGGTATATACACATCACCAAAAGTACTACAATTAACTACTATTTTTGATGGAAGTCTTTTATTTATTTTTTTTAATAAATTTTTATCTTTAATATTTGTTAAAAAATCTGATTGTACAAATTCTTTTAATTCCCATAATGAATACATAAAAACTTTATCTCTATGTTCTATAATATTTGTATCAGCCCAACCAATATTATAATTTCTAGTTATTATATCTTTATATAATTTACTTTTAAATGAGTGGGAAAATATATTATCGTATATTTGAATGTTTTTCATTATAACCTTTTAGTTGTTAAAAAAGGGGGGAATAAATCCCCCCTTAATTAGTTTAAGAAGATTAGTTATTAGTCTTCTTTAGTTAATGTTATTTTATTTTCAGCAGCGGATTTACCAAATACATAAAATAAAGTTCCGTTTGAATGAATATCTACGAAATCACCTGGAACAGCACCATTTACAAATGTTATTCTATCAGCATCAGCATCAACTGTTAATGTATGGTTGCCACCATTAGCAGCAGATTCTTCCACATATCCAGCTAATTTGTCTTCTGCACCATTCGTATTAATGATTCCAGCAGCACCAGTCGTAGTTAAAATTACTTTAATGTTCCAACCAGGAGTTACACTTGAAACTGCAGGTAAAGTCATTGTATTTGCAGATGAAGCATCTATAAAAAATACTTTTCCAGAATCAGCATCGGTTAGTGTTGTAGCTGTACCAGTTGGTGATGAATTTGCTTTATATAAAGGACCTTCTGGTGTTCCTCCATCTACTAAAGACAAACTACTTTCTTTTTTACTTACTTTATATTTTCCTATTCTACTTGCCATTATTTTTCTCCTAATGTTGAGTCACTACTCTCAGGATTGTTAATTTATTTTATTTATACTAGTCATGTTTAGTGACTACTCTGACTAGTCATGTAACTATTTAAATTTTACTTATTAACTATTGTTGATTACTAAAAAGTGAATCTTACTAGCTTGAGTACCTGTGTTACCACTTGAATGTGGATTTACAAGACTAATCTTAAAACTACCACCTGTAATAGTATGAACAGCAGCAGCAAGTTGAACATTATTTGTTGTATTTTCATCTTGTACTGTTATTAAAATTACTGAGTCAGCTTGAACCGTTGAATTAGTTACCGTAAATTCAGCGTTTGTTGTAGCATTTAGAGCTACAGCAGCTAAAGTAATCACACCACTTGTAGCGTTAATTGTTACACCAGTTGTATGGTTTGTAGCCTGCGTTACAGTTCCACTATTAGTATGAATGATACCGTGGTCTGCGGCTGTAATAACTATATCACCATCAGTTGCTGTAATATTACCAGTAGTTGCAGTTATTGCCGCACCACCAG